CAGCAACAAACCTTGATAACCGTTGAAAACTGGAGGTTTTACCAGTGTGAATTTTCAAAGCTAACACACGAAGTAACACACGAAGTAACACACCCAAAGAACAAGAAGAAAGAGAATAATAATAATAATATATATATAGCCGTGATCGACCACCTGAACAAGGCAACGGGGCAGAATTACAGATCCACGACGAAGGCTACAAGACAAAAAATCGACGCACGATTGAACGAGTGCTATAAGCTCGACGACTTCATAGCTGTGATCGATAAAAAAACAGCTCAGTGGAAAGATGACCCGGTGATGTCAAAGTATCTCAGGCCGGAGACACTGTTCGGGTCCAAGTTTGAAGGATACCTGAACGAGATCACGGCACGGGAAACGGAAAGGAACACGCATGACTTCATACAACGACAGGATACAGGAAGTGAAGAAGCGACGGCAGGAGCTGATGCAGATTATAGCGGAGCAGGAAGCGGCTTTAGAGTCGCAACGTGACAATGAGCCGGTTTGTAAGTTCTGTGGTAGTAGCAGGGTAAAAGCCGAAAGAGGGCCGGTATATTACAAGCCGTGCAGCTGCAGAGAAGCACAGGAGGCGGCGGAAGCGTTCCGGCACAAGTGGAACGAGCTGCATAGTCTCCGGTTCGAGCTAGAAGCCTGTGAGAAGAAAATCAAGAGCTGTGCTGATCGGGCTGTGAGGCTGTATGAGAACAGCGGACTCGGCCGGAGGTTTCGGGACAGGAACTTTGAAACTTTCCAGCCGGCAGGATACGAGAAGCAGTTTCGGAAAGCATATGACTTTGCAACGGGCTTTGAGACTAACCAGGGCAACGGATTGTTGTTTGTAGGCACAGTCGGGATAGGTAAAACACACCTTGCGGCAAGTATAGCAAATTACATAATCAAGGAGCTGGGGATCCCGGTGATAGTCCTGAACGTCACAGAGCTTTTCGAGAAGCTGAGAAACTTCTCAGAGACAAACAACACGCTGAAAGAGCTTAAGAAAATACCGCTGTTGATACTCGATGATATCGGCAAGGAAAAAGTGACTGACTGGAACCGGGAGAAGCTGTATGAGATCATCAATGCTCGGTATGAGGATTATCTGCCAGTGGTGATCACAAGCAACGACACACCGGCGAACATGGAGAAAAATCTCGGCAGTGCCACATACTCACGATTGTGTGAGATGTGCGAGCTGATAACCATGACCGGCAGAGACTGGAGGAAACAGTGAAACGAGTAAAAACCAAGCAGAAAGCGAAAAAGAAATATGAGGTGACTCAGAAACAGATGGATAAGGTCATCATGAATGCAACAAGCACAGGTGTAAAAAGTGCCATAGCAATAGTCCTGGCGGCAGTCCATGATGTCCTCGGGCTTGATGATGAGCAGGCAAGGACGATCAGTGACAGAGTGCATCGGTATTGCAATTATGTATGGGAACGGAAGACGGTGAGTGGAGAATACATAACAAAGCACCTGAAACGTGATGGGATAGAGCTGAGGTATGTTATATCGGAGAAAGACGATGAAGAAGATAATGTGTTGCAGGAAATGTGACAAAAGGTATCCCGGATGCCACGATGACTGTGAGGCATTCCAGTCAGAAAAAGGCGCAATGGATACTGAGAGAAACATGATACAGGAAGAGAAGAACAGAGGCTATCTGAACCGTGGATACATACGGGATCACATGGATGGACTGAGACGGAGGAAGCGCTGATATGCCTAACAACGGTCGGATAACATTATGTCCTTATTACAGGGACGAAAAGAATCTGAGCATAAGTTGTGAGGATACGTACAGGACCTTCAGATGGCCAGCACAGAAGAAAAAGCATATGGACAGATACTGCGATAATAACTGGAAAGAATGTCCTCATGCAAGGAAGCTTAACAGACTATATAGTCGGATGGGAGATGATGAAAGAATGAATACAGTTGAAAAGCTCAGGCATACGGAAAAGGAACTGCGGAGGGAATTGAAGAACCTTTCAACGGCGCTGGGCAAGTCTAAAAAAAGGGAAAGCACCAAGGATGAAGAGATAAAAAGTCTCAGGAGACAGCGTGATACGGCGCAGGCACTTTACAGCAAAACGAAAAACGAGCTGAATAATTGCAGGAGCAAGGAAGATGCGCTCATGAGGGAACTTAATGGGATAACGATGACTTACGAGGCAAGGATCGCATATATGATGCAGATGTGCGGCGGCTTCCTGGATGAAGTGGAGGCCAGACTATGGGCGCAAAGACATGACTATGAAATAAGACCGGCCGCAAATACCAAAACAGGCAGTGTGAGTGCGTGGGCCTTAGAAGTGCAGGAGGTAGAGGATGGAACTTCAAGATTTGCCAGAGCGTTATCAGAAGCAGGCGGCAGAGAAGCTGAAACAAACGGGTATGAAGACAGAGCCGATGAAGAAAAAACGCAGTAAATACGGCAACGAGAAAGCCAGCTGCAACGGTATAAGATTCGACAGCAAAAAGGAGATGCGCCGGTACCTGGAACTGAAGGGGATGTATGATGCAGGGATCATAAAAGAACTGAAGCTGCAACATCACTTTTCATTACAGGGCGCTTTCAAAACTGTTGACGGCAAACGTATCGAGAGGGTCGAGTACATAGCGGATTTCACATACACGAATGAAAAAGGTGAATTCGTGGTGGAGGATGTGAAGTCGGAGATCACAAGAAAAAATCCGGTGTACATGATGAAAAAGAAGCTGATGGCCGCTAAAGGATACATGATACAGGAGGTATGACCGTGGATGCATACATGGAAAATTACATGGCCCTTGCAGTATCGATACTGGGAAACTGCCCGCCAGACATAGCGTTCCGGAGACTCTACGGAAGTGAGAAGAAAAGAAAGATAAGAAATCACTGGGCAGAAGAACAGATACAGAAAGCAGCAGAGATGAAGAGCAGCGGTATGACATGGCGGGAAGTCTGTGATGTTCTCGGTATAGAAAACCTGGACAGCTTCAGGTCGTGTGTTTACCTCAGGGCTAAGGTGAAGAAATCAGAACCAAGGTGGACACCTGAGAAAGTCCGGCAGGTAAAGCAGATGAAAGCCAGCGGCATGACCGCAGCTGAAATCGGCAAGGAATTCAATGTTTCAGATCAGTGCATATATTATGCGTTGAAAAAATAGGAGGTTCAGTTGTGAAAATCGACGAATGCATCATAAACGAAAAAGCAATAGAGATGATATACCAGCTCATAGACCCCGACTTGATATATGACACAAGCGGAGAACTTAGAGACTTGGCAGTGCTGACACTGGGCAGAGTCCGGGGAATACTGGACATGGCAGGGGCTTTGAAAGGAGAATTGAAAAATGATAGATGAAAAGGGACTGATTGAAAGACTTGAAACGTTAAAGCGCTTTCTTTTCCATGATGAATGCGGGAGACAGAACATCAGCGTTGGTAAAATTATAGATTTGCTGAAAAATGCAGAAAAAGTCGGTGAATGGATACCGGTAAGTGAAGGACTGCCGAAAGACCGCATACCGGTAAATATCACATGGATAAACAGAAAGCCAGTATCGTATTATATGCACATAAAAGACAAGCCGTTTACGGCAACAGGCATCCTGTGCCACGGCGCATGGTATTGGTTTTCAACACGTTGCGAAGATGGAAGCAGTAAAGTCGATGCAATGGATGAACACATCGAAGTCATAGCCTGGCAACCACTTCCTGAGCCGTATAGAGAGGAGAGTGCGGAATGAGAACAGTTACAAAAACAATATATGATTACAAGGATATGAAAGCTCTGGATGATATGACGCATGAAGAAGCTGCGGACTATTTGAGAAGTGCCTATAGAGGCCATATCAACCGGTATGTATTTCCAAGAGAGTATGATGAATTCTCGGAAGGTGACTATCATGATTATGCGATTCAATGTGCATTCAGAATTGCGTATAGGGTACTTGAAGGAGACGATGAGGAATGACAAATTTTGAAAAGTACAGAGATAAAATTGAAAGCATTATGTCAGAAAGTGGATCTATGGCACCTGCTGTCAAAAACGGTGTGCCTGTTATGTGCGACCATATGATTGATTGTAATTTTTGTGATTACGATAGAAGCGATGGTAATTGTTGGATAGCATTTATAGAATGGGCATGCAAAGATGCTAATGAGTCAAAGAAAGCTTGTCCGACGCTGGACGCAGTGTATGAGGCACTTGCAAGATACGAAGAGGCTGAAGAACTAATTAATTGATTAGGGAGGTGGAAGAATGACGAATTTTGAAAAATACAAGGATGAGATATTAAGAATCGCTACTGAAAGTAATAGCAATCCAGCAAAGAAAGATGGAGTAGTTGTTGCCTGTGAAGGTTTGGCTTGTACAAAATGTGATTTCGATGGTGTAGGTAAATGTAGAGAGAATCGCTTCAAGTGGCTTTACGAAGATGACGGAGAACAGGAGCTTACATGCAGCTCTTGTAAGCATGCGAGCAGAGACCAGGAAGAATACCCCTGTTCAAGGTGCAGCCGGGGATATACAGATCTGTTCGAACCGAAGAAGACACGGCAGGATGAGTTTTTGGAGATTTATCCGAATGCAATGATGCTTAACGGAGCCATAGACATTTGCCCTAAGTATGTTGATGGGAACTGCGATAGATGTAGAATTTATGCGAAACGTCCTTGTATAGAATGTCACAAGGACTACTGGCTCCAGGAGGTGGGAGAATGAGATACAGAAAGAAACCAGTTGAAATTGAAGCTGTGCAGTGGACTGGGTTGAACCTTGAAGAAATAAAGGCTTTTGTTGGAAAGTCGTTAATCTATGACATCATTGACACAGCATGGGAAGTTGGAAAAGGTAGACCTCGCGTGTTTATGAAGATAAAAACATTAGAGGGTGACATGATTGTGTCGGAAGGGGATTATATTATCAAAGGCATAAGCGGTGAATTTTACCCGTGTAAACCTGATATATTCAAAGCGACATATGAAGAGGTGGAATGATGACAGTATTTGAAAAGATAAAATCAATGGAAACAGTCGAGGAAATGATGCTGTTTTTTTACAGACACAAAGAACTCAGATACGGCATGAAGAGAATGACCGAGTGGCTTGAAAGCGAGGTTGAAGAATGAACAGAAAGGAAGTATTAGACACTGCAATAAAGACAGTCTGTGAAGAACGTCAGGACAGCTACGGAAAACCCGAGGATAATTTTGCGATAATAGCAGGCCTGTGGTCCGGGTACCTGGGCGACGTAATTCTGGAATCTGAAGACGTGGCCATCATGATGATACTGCTGAAAATCGCGAGGATACAGACGGGGACGTTCAAGCCGGACAACTATATCGACATAGCCGGGTACGCTGCATGTGCTGCGGAGGTAGCAGGGGGGGCAGAGACGGAGCCTGCGGAGACTGCCGCGCCTGCACCAATGGCCGCTGATCAGCAGGAAGACAAGGCCGAAGTCATGGCAGGACTGAAGAAAAAGTGTGATCCGGCTCCAAAGACAGGTGCGCGGAGAAAGGCCCTCGATGATGGCAAGATCCGTGCGCTGAGAAAAGCAGGCTGGACGTTAGAGAAGATAGCAGATGAGATGGGATGCGCCCCTCAGACGGTAGCAAACAGACTAAATAAGGAGGCACGATGAATAACTATAGCACACATATAAAAAAGATCATATCGACATATGACCAGAGTTCAAGGGCAGATCTGGCGATAGAGGAGATGGCGGAACTGCAAAAGGCGCTGCTGAAATATCGCAGGGCTGACCGGCCGGAACTACAGGCGCTGAGAATGAAAGATATCGCGGAAGAAATAGCGGATGTGCAGATAATGCTGGATCAGCTTATAGAGGTGTATAACTGCCGTGATGATGTAGAGCGGATGATCGGATATAAAATAGAGCGCCAGCTCAAACGTATAGAAAGAAAAGAAATGATAGGAAAGGTGTTATATGAATAATGTAGTTTTGATCGGGAGACTGACAAAGGATCCTGAGATGAGATATACGACGGGTCAGAACCAGATGGCAGTGACTACGTTCACTCTCGCTATCGACAGACCTGTGAGACAGGGGCAGGAGAAACAGACTGATTTTATCAGAGTGACTGTCTTCGGAAGATCAGCTGAAAACTGTGATCGCTATCTTGCCAAGGGCAGACAGGCGGCAGTCCAGGGCAGGATACAGACAGGAAGCTATACCAACAAAGACGGACAGACTGTATACACTACAGATGTAGTTGCCTATAACGTTGAGTTCCTCGGCGGCGGGCAGAATCGTGATGACAGTCATAACGGCAGGGAACACACCGGAAATACCGGATCAGGACAGGTAGAAGAAGAACTTCCGCCGGGGTTCCAGGCTGTGTCGGAAGATGATGTTCCATTCTGATGATACATAGGGGCGAATGATCGCCCCTGTTTTTATACAATGGGATAATCAAAAGGAAAGGAGAACAAAGATGGCAGGGAAAGCTTCGAGTAAATCGTCGAAGGGATCGTCAATAGCAGGACCTAAAATAGTAACAACTTCATCAAAAGCACCGAATATGTCGTCATACATACCTAAAGCATATTCGAGCGCATATACGGATCAGCTGAATTCAGCAATGGATAAAGTCACAAACAGACAGGCATTCGAATATGATCCGCTTAAGGATGTAAACTATCAGGCAATGGCAAAGGTGTATCAGAAACAGGGGGAACAGGCTGCACGTAACACTATGGGGGACGCTGCAGCACTGAACGGAGGGTATGGTTCTTCATATGCTGTATCTGCATCTCAGCAGGCAAGGAATGATTATAACCAGCAGCTTGCTTCACAGATACCGGCACTGTATGAGGCGGCCTACAATCGTTATACGAACGAATACAACATGGATTTGTCAGCACTCGATGCACTGAGGACAGCTGATGATACGGATTACGGAAGATACAGGGATAATGTCGGCGATAAGCAGTGGAAGTATGAGGCTGATTACCAGAAACATCGTGACAGCGTAGCAGATGCTCAGTGGAAGTCTAACTATAACCGTGATGCTTACGAGTTCAATAAGAATTACGGACTGGCAAGAGATGAATTCAAATGGAGTAAATGGGTGGATAAGCAGAACTTAAAACGAAGTAGTAGTTCCAGAAGTGGGAGCCATTCCGGAACTACGGGAGATTATTTAGGCTCCACAGACAGCACAGATTATAAGATGAGCTCAAAAGAATACAACTGGTATACAAAGCTGGTGAAACAGGATGATGCCAGGAAGAAAGGTGGAACGAAGAGGTAACAATTCATGTTCGATTCGATAAAAAAGGGTATAAAATCGGCCTATAAAAAAGGGAAAAAGGCTGTAACTAACTTAGGAAAAAGGATCTTCGGCGGTTCCAGCAGTTCCGGAGGCAGTTCGACGCACAGATCAAGCTCAGGATCGACACACGGTGGCAGTTCCGGAACGATGCACGGCGGTAGCTCGGGCAGTTTCGGAAGGAGCTCATATGTAAGCAGAAGCCCAAGGTATTCAGGACCGGCAGTAAGATCATATGGTGCCAATACAGTAACAAATCAGTCTCGTTCAGGTGTCAGCAGATCAAGCGCAGGAGTGAATCAGATCAGCAGAAACAGCAGCGCCTATAACAGCAGTACTTCCACATCATATAATTCGAGACGTGGAAGCAGGTCAGATACGATACACAATTCGAATTCCGGTAGTTTTGCTGACAGGAACCCTCATGCACTTTCGACTGATGCGAAGAAGAATCAGGAAGAGGTCGCAGGAAGTATAAAGCATTTTGGTGCCGGTGTGGGCAAAAAATATGCCGGAAGTCAGATGTACGGGCTCAAAGACAGTCTTCAGGATGTATTTAAGGCATATGCGATGACCCAGGGCCCTGATTTTCAGATTGCATGGAATATCGCATTGGGCATTGAGAAATTTGCTTATGAAAAAACTGTAGGTAAGGCAAATAAGAATCTTTCGCTGAAACATCTGGACAGCGTAACTGACCGTGTTCTGAAAAAATACGGGAGCAAGCTTCAGGAATCGGGCGAAAAAGATATAGAGGATCTGAAGAAAAACAGTGGTACTGCCGGCAAGTGGGGTATAGACCTTGCTGCCGGTGCTGCTGAGCTGGGGCTTGACGTGGGGTTGACACGTGGCAGGGGCACGATGGCTGCAATGTATAATCGTGCATATGGATCTGCAAAGAAGACAGCAATCGATGAAGGAGCAACTGAGAAGCAGGCAAAATTATACGGTCAGGTGATCGGTGGTATCGAAGTCGGCACAGAGAAGATCTCGTCAGTTGCGGCGCCGCTCAGGAAACTGTACGGCAAAGGTGCGACAGATGAACTCACTGACAGAGTGATAGATAAGATCGTCTCAAAGACTACTTCAAAAGCAGGAAAGAACATCGCATATCACGGGGCTAAAACTGTGGCTTCTGCCATAGGTGAGGGCCTTGAAGAAATGGTATCTGAGGGACTGGATCCTGTTGTTGCAAATACCATCTATGCCAACGCTGTAGGAAAACCGCACAGTACATCGGCGAAAGATATCCTGTATGCAGGAAGTATCGGTGCTGCGCTTGGTGGAGCCCTGGGCGGCGGCGGTCAGGTCGTGGAGTACAACAGAGGAAAAAAGGTGCTGTCGGCTGCGGAGAACAACATGTTCGGTGAAGGCGGGATAAAGAGCCTGATAAATGAAGCCAAGACAGCGGACGAGGACACCGGGGATAACGTCAGAGCTCAGGCATATGATGAACTTGTGAATACCGGTCAGGGGATCGTTGCCGGGCAGGCAAACGAGCTGTATTCCTCTGTGCAGTCACAGCGGGCAAGAGATGATCAGAGATACGGTATCGCTATGCGTGCATCGGATAACATGATCAAAAAGAACGGCTATGTCCCGGTGGTAGGTGTAGATAATGAGGGTAATGCGAAGATATCAGACAACACCAGAAGCACATATGAGAAGTACAGTGCATTCAATACAGAAGTCATAAAAGGTGAGATGCAGCTGCCGGAGGCACAAAGTAAGGAAATCGCGGCTGCTGTTTCAGAGATACAGACAGGTATCGCAGATACGAGCACTGTGAATATGTTTACTACAGCCAATCCAGAGGCAAGGACGGCATATGAGCGGATAACAGGTGAGACACTGCCGGATACAAATCAGGGTACCCGTGCATACCTCTATGAGAAGCTTGCCGAGAACAGAGTGGAATCTGCAAGAGCTGAGACTGAGTACTTCAAAGATACGATGAAAGGCCTCATACAGCAGGATGTGACACCGACATATGATACGGCAGGACAGGAAGCATTTTCAAGAGGAATGGAAAATGTGAACGTTGGAAACGGAAATGATGTATCGAATTATATCGTATCCTTCGAGCATTTCTATGAAGCAGGCAGGACAGGCCTTGAATATTCGGATGTGGCAAAGACTAAGAACCCTGCATACGAGAGTGTATCCGGTGAGATAAAGAAGTCGGCCTATGAGGCGGGTGTGAGAGACCGTATCGATGGCGCAGACAACGTTAAAGGTATGCAGATAAAGATCGGGCAGACTCTGAAAGAAAGTCGCTCAAATGAAAGAAATAAGGCTCGCAGATGCAAGGTGATATCTGAGCTTTCAAAAGAAGGAAAGAAGAGAGTGTCTGCAAGTGCTCAGGCTGTATACCGTACGCTTGCAAGGACTTTCAACCTGGAGATACATCTGGTGGAAGATATCGCCGGAACCAATGCCAACGGGTTCTATAAAGATGGTGTCATGTGCCTGAACATAAATGCCGACAGGCCGCTGTCATATGTATTCTCACACGAGATAACGCATCACATGCAGCAGTACGCGCCTGAGCAGTATGCGATGTTCAAGCAGCTTGTCAGGGAAAAGTGGTTCCAGCAGGGCGGTATCGAAGATGCGATATCACAGAAGATCATCCAGTACAGGGGGAACGGTGTTGAGCTGACGAGAGAAGAAGCCCTCGATGAGATACTGGCCGACTCGACATATGAGATCATACAGAGCCAGGAATTCATAGATGAGCTGTGCAGGGAAAACAGAAGCCTGGCACAGTCTGTTCTTGATGCCATAAGGAATGTGATAGACAAGCTCCGCGCGATGATCGCAGAAGGACAGGGATTCGCACCTAAGTACAATGAATCCCTGCTGTCAGAGCTGGATATACTGAAGGACGCTGCAAAGCTCTGGACAGACGGTCTCATGGTCGCTGCACAGAACAGGGCGGCTGTAGGAAGTACCGGTGACTCTGCATATAAATATCAGCTCGTTGGTAGAGATGCAGATGGTATAGAGATATACGAAACTTCTGAAGAAGTAAAGAATCTTTCTCAGGCGGAGAAAAAGAAAAGAGCTATAAATCTTGTAGAAAATGAGTTTTCTGGAAGAACAGTAAAACTTATAAAGAATGCCGAGAAAATATATGCAAAGTTTGAAAAAGCAGACATAAGAAAAAACCTTTATGGAGACAATAGGTCAAGTGATAAAGGAAAACGTGCAAAGCTAAACGTTGCTGCGGACGGAACGATATATGAGCTTGCAGAACATTCGAGATACGACAGTAGTAAAAAGGAAAGCGGAAAGGCAATAAAAGCACACAAGGGAATAACTGACTGGGATTATTTCATAAAAGAAGTTGCAATAGATGGTGTTTATTATAATGAAAACATCAATGTGAGAAAGGGTAAAAATGGAGAATACGTTTACGCAATCTATCTCTGGGAAAATGTAAATAAAAAAGGCATATCCCCTCACAAAGCCCAAGATGTTTATAAGAATAAACATCGAGCCTCAACATCGGAGGCAATATTACCTTCTAATAATAGTATATCCGAAACAGAAGGAAATGACAAGAAATTTTCATTTAATGAAAATATTTTTGAAAAGTCGCAGGAAGCTGAGGGAAGACAGAAATCTGATTTTAAGGACTCAGAGGGGAAATATATATCAAATCAGCAGGCGGATTACTTCAGGGACAGCAAGATCAGGAATGAAAACGGTGACCTGCTCGTGCTTTATCATCAGACTGACAGTGACTTTAACATATTCGATACGAAACGTGAGGGCGCAGGTGCGCGTGATAACGGTACACCATACGGCATTTTCCTCAAACCTACGTCAAAGGATATAGGTCTCAATGGTAAAAAGCAGATGGCACTCTATGCCAACATAACGAACCCTCTGAAAGCAAGGAACAGGGCTGAACTTGACGGGATACTGAAGTCGGATAAGGACTATGCGGAAGTCCGTGAGGAACTTGATAACCTTGACGCTACATACGGGAAGAAGTTCGATGAGGCAAAGAAAGCTTTCATTGACTTCATCACGACATGGAGAAAAGATAATCCGGATGCCGGAAGATCTGATATATATAACGATCCTGAATTCAATAAGGTATATGAGGCAGAGGATGCAATAGTTGAGGAATGGACTGCAAAGGCGGATGAGCTGTCTGCAAAATGCAAAGAGATGATCAATGAGTACCTGAACAAAGAAGGCTATGACGGGATCATCCTTGAAGAGGATGCAGGAAGTTTCGGAAGGAGTACCAAAGCATATATAGCACTGGATCCTCAGCAGGTAAAGAATACTGATAATCTGAGTCCTACTACTGATCCTGATATAAGATTCTCTTTTGCCGGTGATAATGCCCTGAATGCCGACAATGAAATGCTTAAGAAGGCAAAGGAGATGTACAACGACTTCGAAAGCTCAGAAACCATCAGGAAAGAAACCGGCTGGCACCTTGGCACAGATGGCAAATGGCGCTTTGAGATCGATGACAGCCAGATGAAAGTATTCACAAGTGGTGACGCGTTATTCAGGAAAGAACACCCTGAATACACGAGACTTCAGGAGCTGTACGACAAGTTCTGGGATGGCACTATCACGGATGCAAAGCAGAATGAACTCACAGATCTGAATGAGACGTGGGGAGGGGAGCTTGCAAGGCTGCGTACACGTCTTCAGAGAGGCAATGCCCGTCTTGCAGATATCATCCAGCATGATGTGCTCTTTGAGAACTATCCTCAGCTTGAAGATGTGAGAATAAAGCTTGTTGATCTTGACAGAGCGACAGGGGCATATGCTGTAGATGGCTCTGAAATAATGATAGACGAGGATCTTTTCAGGAACGAATACCAGGAAGCAAAGCGTGACGGCACACTGATACATGAGATACAGCACGCTATACAGGATATCGAAGGCTTCGCTATGGGTGCAAACTTCGATATGATCAATGCTGCGATCTCTGCAACAGAGGATGAAGTCAGAGCAGCGGATAAGTACTATGAATCAGCGGCAGATGACCTGCTGGATGCATTGGACGAGGCCGGATACTTCAATAAGTACGGTGAGGACATAGATATCACAAGTGAAGTTGAACTGAGCAGGATCAGGGACGAGTACAGGGACACAGATCCTGATATAGAGGAACTGGTAGATGAGCTTGAAGACAGTCAGAAGGACCTTCAGGAATCACAAAACAAGCTCAGGGAGCTCAGAAACATGTCGCCGGTGGAATTCTATAAGTATGCAGCAGGTGAGGTAGAGGCAAGAGATACTGCCAACAGGCTGAACTACGGTGAAGGTGAACGCAGAGCGACAAGGCCTGATATAGATTCCCCAAGCATACAGGTGGAAGACTATGTGAGATTCTCCCTGAAAAACGAAAACATTTCTCCGAGTACAAGGATTCCATATACGGTGAACCAGTCGTATATGGCTGTACCAAAGAAAGACAACGTGGCATTAAAAAAGCTGCAGGACAGTGTGAGAAATCTGAAACGCGGTACGTATGAGAATAAGGCAACGGGATATAAGGCGAGTATCATCAGAGAGACTGTTGGAAAGATTATAAATCCGAGTGGAAAATCAAAGTTTGATTATTGGGCGAAAAAATATATTGATAATCTGAATGCGGCAACGCAACTTCCGGAACTTTTCGAGAACGCTGTATATGTGGACACCAAAGGGAACCAGAAAGCTAAGAAAGCAAATCAGCAGATACAGGGGTATCACCATTTTGTCGCTCCTATTTACATGGACAACAAAGAGTATAGGGTGAGAATCGTTGCAAGAGAAAAGCAGAATTCAGATACGTTATATATCGTCGAAACCGAAGTGATGAAAATAAAAGACGGAAGCTCCGTCGGCAGGCGTAGTTCCTCCCGATTTTTGAGCGTTCCGTCTGATATCAGTATACCCGAGCTCGTAAACGGAGTCAAGATATATGATTATAATATGCAGAAAAACGATATTTATAACCAGAATGATATCAAGTATTCCCTGCCGGATGAGTCAGGGAGCAGTTATTCTATTCCGGACTACTCGAAAAAAGAGTATAATAGATATGGATGGGCTGTCGCGAACGAACTTCTCAGCAGAGAAGAGATGGCAGTATTCCAGAAACAGGTGGGAGATAAGGCAAGAGGGGATCTTTACAAGATCCGTGAAGGACTGCATATAATACCTACCGGAGAAAAGGGACTCAGGAATGTCCTTGTCTATACTGACGGCAACTTCGAAAGACCGTCAATAGCAAAGATCATCAGAATAAATCTTGAGGATGGAACGGAAATAGAAGCAGTTACGGAGGATGTATATGACGAAGAATATAAAAATACTGGGGAACCTGTTAGGGCTTACAAAGAAAAAGGGGTTCTCGACTCCTTTGAGGCGGGAGATTATGACTACACTGAGTGGAGACGAAACAGAAGAAGCACAGCAAATAGAACAATTTTCGAAGATCGTACAGGAGAGCGAGACGGAAGAGGAAGCGATAGAGAAAGTCAGACAGACAGTGAAGAAATAAAGTATTCCCTGCCGGATGAGTCGAATGTACTTGACTACATCAACGAGAGTGAGGGGGAATTTTATGATGTTCCTCCGATGCGTTACTATGAGATCAGACAGAAACAGGTGAAGCTTCAGACATATGACGAGCTGCAGAATCTGTGTGAGAAGCTGAAAGCTGATAAAAAGCTCACTCATGGCAAGGTGCTTGATAAGTCGTCTGTAACTGAGCAGATGAACGATCTCGTAAGGTGTCTGATGACTTACAGTGAGAGTTACAGTCTCAGAGGAAACCCGCGTAGAGTCAAATCAGAGCTCGTGAAGTTCGCTGCGGACAAAGCATCGATCATCTTCAGGGCAATAAAGAATGGAGACTATACGACAGCTATGAATACTGCGTATCTTGCGGCATCTGATATAGTCGAAAGTCTTGATTTTGTCGATGATGCTAATTTCTATGAGTATAAGGAGCTCAGGGACTATCTCAGGACAACAAGGATGGTCATATCAGAAGAAGATATGAGCAGTATCCCTGACTTTACGGAGTTCAAGAGGGATCAGTTCGGCAGACTCAGGATCGTGAAAGAAAACGGGATCCCGGTGGATCAGGTATACGGCGAGCTTTGCGAAATGTATCCGGAACTGTTCGATACTGAAATAACGAACCCGGCGGATCAGCTCATGAAGATCGCAGACGTGAGGGAAAGCCTGGAGCCTTATGACATGATGCTTGCTGCTGAGGAGACAGAGCAGCTTAAGAAGCAGACAGCTCAGGATCTCATGGAGATATCGGCACTTGGAAAGCCGTGGAAGTCATGGGCTGATAAGAAGAAGGAAGACTATGATGCCAGGCTGAAGCTTGTTAAGACAAGGCATCAGGAAGCTGTGCGTGAGATCAGAAGAAAAGAACGTGCGCGTGCGGACGAGAGGATAGCGGCAGAAAAAGAAAAGGCAAAGCAGAAGATACAGCAGGAAAAGCAGAGATCAAGTGAGAAGCTGCAGGAAGAAAAGCAGAAATCACGGGAAAAGCTCCAGCAGGAGAGAGTGAAGTCTCAGGAAAAGGTCCAGGCGGAAAAGGATAAGGCCAGGGCTAAGGAAGCAAAGAGAAAAACACTCAGAGAACGTGCAAAGTCATTCGGCAGAATAAAGAAGAATTATGACTGGCTGTGTGAAAGACTGGTAAAGCCGACGGATGACAAGCATATACCTCATGCATTCACTGAAGCTGTCGCAGATCTTCTGATGTGCTTCGACCTGCAGACTGAAAGATCAAAGCAGCTCCAGGAGAAGAGAGGATACAAGGCTCAGACTACCATAAAGGCGGATGAGCTGAGGAATCGTATATCCAGGGTGAAAGAGAGATTCGCAGAGCTTGCGCCGGAAGATGATACCGGGATATTCGAGTATGACGGATATGTGTTCGACCTTATAGATTCTCTTGAAAAGAAACTGGATGGCAAGGAGAGTATCGATACTCTTTCAGATGAGGATCTGGCTGCGGTAGATATACTGCTGAAGTCGGTGGTGCACAATATCAACAACTACAATAAGTTTTTCAATGAGAACATAAAGGCCGGTATAGATGAGATCGGAAAAGGTGTCATTGAAAGTGCGGATGCGAAGATAAAGGCTCGTGGCAAGAACAAAGTCGAGCGCGGTGGTACCGTGGGAGACCTTCTCAATGAGTCGAACATAACGTCAAGAGATCTGTTTGAGCGTATGGGCGGCGGAATGGAGACTATGTATATGGGTCTTCGTTCGGGCTTCGATAAGCACATCAATAACATAACTGAGCTCAGGGAGTTCTTTGAGGATCTGTTCAAGGGCTATCACAAGAAGAAAAAGCCTGGAAGCAAGATACAGAGATGGAGGAACAGCAAGGGCCTTAAGACTGTCAGACTTGAAAGCGGTGAAGACATAAAGATAAGCGTTGCTCAGATCATGTCACTTTACTGCAGCGCAAAGAGGGAACAGGCGCTGGGTCATATACTTGAAGGCGGTATCGTACTTACTGAGGTAAAGAGAGCAGGCAAGTTCAGAGAGGCTATCAGAGGTAAACGTGGCCTTCCGGGTACATCGACAAAGATAACATATAATGACGTGCTGAATATCATCTCACAGCTGACGAGTGAACAGCGCAGTATGGCAGACAAGCTGCAGGGATTCCTGAACGGACGGGCTGCTGAGTGGGGCAATGACGCGTCTATGAAGATGTACGGGTATGAGAAGTTCACAGAAAAGGATTACTTCCCTATAAAGTCTTCAAGGACGTGGCTTGCTACCAATGCAGAGACTGTGAACCCGAAAGAAAAGATCAGGAACTTCGGATTCACAAAGAACACTGTACAGGGTGCGAACAATACCATCGTTATAGACGATATATTCACTGTATTTGCAGATCATGTGAACAAGATGAGTCAGTATAATGCACTGGCTCCGGCGATAGCAGACTTCATGAAGGTATATAACTACACTGACAAGTCTGCCGGAGGACTCACTGTCAAAGGTAAGATCAGTGATGCGTGGGGACGCAGATATCAGAGATACATCGAACGGTTCATGGCAGATATTCAGAGTAACTTCGATATGAAGACTGAGGGAATAGGAAGATTCATGGCAAAGTCGCTTGCCAATTACAAAAGGGCCGCCATAGGCTTCAATCTTCGTGTTGCAGTGCAGCAGCCTACAGCGATAGCAAGGGCATTCCTGCTGATAAATCCGGTATACTTTGTATCTAAGAACCATACACCTTCTGCTCTTAAGAAGATGATAAGAAAAGATACAGAGTATAAAGACATGATAGATCACTGCCCTATCGCAAGATGGAAGTCATGGGGAAATACCCAGGTGGATATGGCAAGGGATATCGACGCTATCATGATGAATGAAGAGTGGACCAGGGCGGATCTGATATCGATGGAGATATACGGAGTGCTGGACAACTACACATGGAGCAAGATCTGGGGCGCTGTACGTGCTGAAACCAAGGCAAAGCATAAAGATGTGGAAGTGGACTCAGAAGAATTCTACAGGATATGCAATGAGAGGGCTTCGGAGATATTCGACAAGACTCAGGTGGTGGATTCAGTGTTCCATCGCTCCCAGGCAATGAGAAACACAGATGCTATGAGTAAGACTCTGACTTCATTCATGGCTGAGCCTACAAGGACGTACAACATGATGAAAAGTGCCTACGGTGATGCGGTCGAATGCTGGCAGAACAAGCATAAGGTGAAAGCTGTAGGCAAGTTCATAGGCGCTTCAAATGTGTTCCTCATAAATGCAGCTGCTGTATCGGCTGCTGCAGCTGTGGCTGACGCACTGAGAGGCAAGCAGCCGGGAGACGATGACGACGAGGACAAAGAAGGATTCGATCTGTGGCTTGCCAATGCTATAGCTAATTTCTGGGATAATGCCAACCCGCTGAGTATGATCCCGATCGTAAAGGACATATGGAGCTTCAAGGATGGCTGGGGATCATCGAATATGGGACTTGAAGGGTTCGCACAGGTGATGGAATCAGGTCAGGCAATACTCGATAAAATCGGCGGCGGATCGGATAAAGACTGGAATGAGCTCATGAGAGATTTTGCAGAGGGAATGGGATATGTCACAGGAAGACCTGTAAAGAACATCCTGCGTGAGTATGATGTGATACAGACAAAGCTCATGAGTGCCTTTGCTGCTGAGGCAGGCGGCGAAGATACGGTTTCAAAGGGCAAGGAATGGATAAACAGTACGCTTGATAAGCTCAGCGGTAAAACAGGCAAAAGCGACGAGAATGAAAAGGGCGGATCAGGCAGTGACCGTGGTATCGTCGATAAACTGGTGGGTAAAATGGATATCGAGGATGGCACCACCCTGGATAATGTACTCAATAAAGTAGGACTCAATCTGACTGACGAGGAAAGAGCAGCCAGGGAAAAGAAAAAGATGCTCAGCGACGTGGAGTCCCAGATAAGCGGACTCACCGGAGACGAGAAGAATGAAAAACTCTGGAAAGTGGTCACAAAGAACTACACGAACTACGTCAATGATGGAAATATTGACGAACTCAAAAGGATGCGCAGCACCTTAAAAGAGTTCGACGGAGACGTGGATAAATTCGACAAGTCGGTTCTGAGCAAGATACAGACTGCGTATAAGAAAAACATAGGTGAAAAGGGTGATCCTGACAAGCTTCAGATATACAGAGATTATCTGAAGGACAGAGGGTATACGGATGGCAAGATCAGCCAAGAGATAATCGCTAAAAGCGATACCGCAAAGGAATATCAGAAAGCCCTGTGCCTGAATGATGAGGAGGCGGCCGGAAAATACCTTTCTGAGCTTTCACTGGCAGGCCTTACGTATGAAAGCTACAGCCTGCTGTTTGATAACAGAGCAAAAGCTATCAAGGGTGCAGATTACAGCTCAGGTGAATTCGCATTCCCTGTGAGTGGCGAGATCACATCAGGGTTCGGAGGCAGGCAAAGTCCGGGAGGCATAGGCTCAACAGATCACAAGGGTATAGATATCGGTGTGGTGACAGGAACCAGTGTTGCTGCTGCCGATGGAGGCAAAGTCTCACTTGCCGGCTGGAATGGTGGCTATGGTAACTGTGTCATCATAGATCACGGCAACGGCAGACAGACTCTCTACGGACACCTTGAAGGATACACTGTCCAGGCTGGTGATGTAGTCGGCAAGGGGCAGGAGATAGGTAAGTCAGGCTCCACAGGAAAATCAACAGGACCTCATCTGCATTTCGGTGTAAAGGAAGGCGGTAGATTCGTCGATCCGATGAGTTACTTCAGATAGGGGAGATGTCAAAGTCTCTTTTCTATATCATTAGGTATAGGAGGGAGACTTTTTTTATGGCAAAACGACCCGAGTATGACTGGGAGCAGATAAAAAGTGAATATATAACAGGAAGGATCAGTCTGCGAGGGCTACATGAGAAATATGGTGTGAGTCAGAGATTAATCAATGAGAGAAGCAGAAAAGAGCAGTGGAGGGCGCAAAGGGAAAAGTACCGTGATCGTGTGGTCAGGAAAGTGGTAACAAAAACGGTAACAAAACAGGCTAATGAACTCATGAAGGAAATCGATGCAGTTGACAAGATATCGGATATCCTGGCGAAGACTCTTGCCGATACACAGCAATTCAACAGGCATATCATACAGACTCGTGAAAAGAACGGGAAGCATGAGGAATGGGATGCAGAAGAACGCGTGTTTGATAAAGTGGATACAAAAGCACTGAAAGAAGCTGCACAGACACTCAGGCTCGTTGAGCAGATGAAACGCTCCATGCAGTCTATCAGGACTATGCAGGAAGAACAGGCTATGGATATAGCAGAACGCAGGATAAGGCTGGAGGAACAGAGACTTGAGCTTGATCAGAAGCGGCAGAACATGGGGGCAGATACAAGTGAACATGGTATCGTAATACTGGCTCCGGTGCTGGAGGAAGATGATGGCGAATAATATCATATGGCAACCACAGCCTCAGCAGAAAAAATTCATGGAAAGACCTGAGTTCGAATGTCTCTATGGCGGTGCCGCAGGTGGTGGTAAATCGGATGCACTGGTGGCTGAAGCGCTGAGGCAGATACATATACCACACTATAAAGGACTGATACTGAGAAGGACGTATCCTCAGCTTTCAGAGCTGATAGATAAATCCCTGCTGCTGTATAAGCGGGCAGTGCCGGGGGCTGCATACAATACAACGACACATACATGGACATTCCCGACAGGAGCCAAGATCGTGTTCGGCTCGATGAACAGGAAGCAGGATCGCATAAATTATCAGGGTAAGGCATATGACTTTGTGGGCTTTGATGAGCTGACACACTTTGATAACGATGAGTATACATATCTGTATTCAAGAGCAAGGCCTAACGGACCCGGGACAAGGGTATATATAAGGGCTACAACGAACCCAGGCGGCCGGGGGCATGGCTGGGTCAAGGAACGATTCATAACAGCGGCGCCACCTCTGACACCTATCAGTCAGGCTGTGACTATAAAGACACCTGACGGAGGAGCAATAGAGGTCATGCGAAAGAGGATATTCGTTCCGGCGACAGTATTTGATAATCAGAAACTGCTTGATAACGATCCCGGATACATCGCGACTCTGGGAATGATGCCGGAAGCAGAAAAGCGGGCGCTGCTTTATGGGGACTGGGACAGCTTCAGCGGACAGGTATTCACTGAGTTTCGGAACGATCCTGAGCACTATGCAGACAGGTTGCATACTCATGTCATAGATCCGTTCGAGATACCGGGGCACTGGCCGATATACAGAAGTTTTGACTGGGGATATGCAAAACCTTTCAGCTGCGGGTGGTATGCAGTAGATAATGAGCGGAGGATATACCGCATACGTGAACTTTATGGATGCACGGGCACACCTGATACCGGTGTCAAATGGGAGGTCGGTCAGGTGGCTGAGGCAATAAGGGAGATCGAGGATTCCGATATATTCCTGAAGGGCAAGCATATACACGGTATAGCGGACCCGGCTATATGGCAGGTTGATGGCAAGGCAAAAGGAAAGTCTATAGCTGATATCTTTGCAGGATACAGGATATGGTTCGACAAGGGAGATCATACGAGGATACCAGGGAAGATGCAGTGTCATTATCGCCTGAGGTTCGATGACAGAGGTGTTCCGATGTTTTATGTGTTCAACACATGCAAACATTTCATCAGGACGATACCGAACCTGATATACAGTGAGACAGATCCTGAAGATGTCGATACGACATGTGAGGATCATATATATGATGAATGGCGATATATGAATATGCAGCATGAGATACCCGCAGAGGAGCTGATGCCGACAAGGAATATAGATCATAGAAATATCGATGATCCGCTCAATATGGTGAGAGAACAGCAGAATGCACGGCTGAGGAGATATGAATACGTATAAGAAAGGATTCGTGATGGGTGAAGACAGAGAGAAAAAACAGGCAATAACTGAAGATGATGTGAGGGAGTTTGATGCTGTACTGCGTGAGTACATGCAGGGAAAGAAGAGTGTGGACACAAAGGCTACTGAGAATTATGAGTGGTGGAAACAGAGACACTGGAACTATATAGAGACACAGAACAGGGACAAGAAGGCCGCATCTGCGTGGTTGTTCAACAGCATAATAAACAAACATGCGGATATAATGGACAGCTTCCCGAAACCTAATATACTGCCACGTGCAAAGGATGATGAGCAGGATGCGCAGATACTGTCAAAGATCATACCTGTGGTTCTGGAGCAGAACAAGTATCAGAAAGTATATTCCAATACAGCATATGATCTGCTGATAACAGGTGGTGAGATAGTGGGTGTATTCTGGGACAATGATAAGCTTGACGGCCTGGGCGACATAGCTATAGAGCAGGTGGATGTACATAATCTGTTCTGGGAACCGGGCATAGAGGATATACAGGACTCATCATATATATTCAACGTTGCACTGGTGGATGACAGGAAGCTTGCGGCAGCATATCCGGATGTAGATATCGTTACGGGAAAGTCTATATATACGACGGAATATGCTCATGATGATGCGATCAATACAGATAATAAATCACTTGTGGTGGATTGCTATTACAAAGCGATGCAGGAGGTACCGGTCATAGATGATCCGCAAACAGGTGAGTGGCTGACAAGATCCAAGACCGTGCTGCATATGTGTAAGTTCTGCAATGGCAAACTTCTGTTCGCGTCTGAGAATCATGAGGAATATCAGGATGGATTTTATGAGCATGGAAAGTATCCTTTTGTGGTGACTCCGATGTTTCCTGTAAAGGATTCGCCGTGGGGGTTCGGCTGGGTCGATGTCATGAAGGATCCGCAGATGACAGTGGATGCCCTGGACAGCTATATAACAAAGGTGGCTATGATGACAGCAAATCCGCGGTGGTGGAAACGTAAGGGCTGCGGTATAAATGAGGACACTCTGCTGGACTGGTCGAAACCTCTCATAGATTTTGAGGGTGCAGACATAGACAGCAGTCTAAGGCAGATAGAAGTCAAGGCCATACCTTCGTTTGTAGTGAATCAGAAGGAATCGAAGATAGATGAGCTCAAAGAGACTTCGGCCAACAGGGACTTTTCTCAGGGCGGAACGGCTGCGGGAGTCACAGCTGCATCGGCGATAGCTTCCATGCAGGAGGCCGGAGCCAAGATACCACGGGATATAAACCGCATAAAGTATGCATCCACGGAGGATGTGAGCTATATGGTGCTTGAGCTCATAAGGCAGTTCTATACTGAGGACAGGACATTCCGCATAGACGGTCAGTCAGGCGGACATGATTTTGTGACATATAACAATGAGCAGATCAACGCAGACAGCAGGCGGCCGGTATTCGACATAAAGATATCTGCCGAGAAGCAGTCTCCGTTCAGCAGGGCGGCGCAGAATGAGACTGCAAAGGAAATGTATAACATGGGATGGTTCAATCCTCAGAATGCCACAGCAAGCCTGGTGGCCATAGACATGATGGAGTTTGAAGGCAAGGATAGTATCAAGACCCAGATCATGCAGAATGATATGATGATGAAGCAGTTCAACGCTATGGCACAGACTATAATGCAGCTTGATTCTCAGCTGCCGGGTATCGCTGCAAGCGTAGGTCTTGAAAGTCCTGCTCAGAGTCAGGATACCGGCAAAGGAAAGGCAATGAAAGGTACTGCGGAGGAACGTGCTGCAAAGGCTGATTCAACGGAAATAACTCAGGCCAGGAATGCAAGGGTAAAGGCTGCAAAGCAGGCCGTACCGGAATAAGGAGATAGTATGACAGAATTGGAATGCAGAATAAGTGAAGATGAGATAATGTTCAGGTGCTGCGGTCATTCAGGATACAGACATCCGCAGACAGGCAACAACGATGTATGTGTGATAACATCCGCAATATGCAGCTTCCTTGCATTGTATCTGCAGAGAACAGGTATATATGACAGCGGAAATATATTTGAAGATGGCAATGTGATGTACAGGGTGGATTCACCTGGTGCAGCAGACAGAGATGTATTTGAGACAGCGATGGAAGAATTCAGAGTGGTACAGGATCAGTATCCGAAATATATCAGGATATTATGTGACGACTGACGTGGGGGGAGAGAAATCTTTCCCCTTTTTATATACTCATAGCATACTGAGGTCGCGCTCATAAAACGCAGAAAGGACAGATAATGAACAATATCAAAGATTCACTTCACTTCCATATGTTTGATGATGGTGGTGCAGGAGAAGGAGCCAGTTCCTCCGAAGGAGGGGCATCGGATGTATCGACGGTAGTTTACGGAAAACAGCCGGGGGATACTGAAGGTGCAGGTCAGGTCGGTGCTGACACAAACGGAGAGAATGCACAAGGTGCTGATCTCAATGCAGAATTCGAAGAGTTGATCAAGGGAAAGTTCAAAGAGCAGTACGGGAGCCATGTGAAGAGTGCAATAGATTCACGCTTCAAGAATCAGAGTGATAATCAGGAGCTTGTCGATGCATATCAGGAAGCAACGGCGCCGCTGTACATGCTTTATGGTATCGATCCCGGAGATATAGAAGGTCTGCATAAAGCAATAGAAAGTGATGACGGATTGTATGCGAATGCAGCAGAGGAGGAAGGAATAACAGCTCAGAAGTTCCGGGAGAACATGAAGCTTAAACTCGAAGCCCAGGCAGGCAGAAGCATGATGGAGGAGTTTAAGCGCCAGCAGGAACAGCAGAGAATGTTTGCCCAGTGGGATCAGCAGGCTGCACAGCTGCGTGAGAGTGTTCCGAACTTCGATCTCGGACAGGAACTTGCGAATGAAGAATTCTGCAATGCCCTTGACCGCGGATACGATGTAGCAACAGCATTCCAGATCGCGCACATGCAGGAGATACTGTCGGGAGCAATGCAGCAGTCAGCAAGCGAAAGCAAGCAGCAGGCTGTGGCAAACTTCAGACAGAAGGCTGCAAGGCCATCAGAGAATGGTGCTGCAAAACAGGCTGCAGTAGTCAGAAAGGTGGATCCGTCGAAGTTTACAAACGATGATATAGACGAGATTTTGAGAAGGGTAGAAAAGGGAGAAAAAATATACCTGTAATCATCATCTCGCAGGAAAGGAAAGATGATGAAGAAAGAATTAATCAAAGCAATGCATTTCCACATGTTTGATCTGAACGTGAATGTTACCACTCAGACAACTGAAGGTCAGAGCCTCAGCGTGGAAATGAAGACGTTCTATGACAAGACTCTGATAAGGCTTGCCGAGGCAAAACTCATACATGACCAGTTCGGCCAGAAGAGAAATATACCGAAAAACGGTGGTAAGACTATCGAGTTCAGGCAGTTCCCGGCACTTCCGAAAGCACTGACACCACTTACTGAAGGTGTTACACCTGACGGAAGAAAGCTGAATGCGACTTCTATAACTGCTACAGTATCACAGTATGGTGATTATGTTGCAACTTCAGATATGCTTCAGCTTACAGCTATAGATAACATCGCAAAGGAAACTCTCACACTGATAGCCTCCCAGGCAGGAAGAACCCTGGACACTATCACAAGAGAGGTCCTGTGTGGCGGAACAAATGTAAGATATGTCAATTCGAAGACATCCAGAGATAATATAGCATCTACTGACGTGCTTACAGTGAAGGACATCAAGAAAGCGGTGCGTGATCTGAAGACAAAGAACGCAGAGACCATCAATGGATGCTACGTTGCTCTGATCCATCCGGATGCAGTATATGATATCTGGAACGATGACGAGTGGATAGCAGCTTCCAGGTATGCAGGATCGGAACAGCTCTTCAAAGGCGAGATCGGAAAGATATTCGGTGTCAGGTTCGTCGAGTCGACAGAGGCTAAGATATGGAGTCATGAATATACCCCATCAGGCGGAAGCAAGACAGTGACTCCGGTATACGGAACGATCGTTCTCGGCGCTAACGCATTCGGAACGACAACGGTCGAAGGCGGAGGTCTTGAGACTATCGTGAAGCAGCTGGGATCAGGCGGTACAGCAGATCCACTCAATCAGAGAGCAACAGTCGGCTGGAAAGCGGTTAAAACAGCTGTGAGACTCGTGGAGGAATACATGGTGAGGATCGAGCATTCGGCAACGCTGTCCTCATCTGCAAACTGATAAGGAGGTACTATGAGCACTAAAAAGCAGGAAGACAAAGTGGAAGCAGCAGTACAGGATGCCCAGGAAGTAAAGGAACCTGAAGCTGCGTTCGATGTAGAATCTTTCAAGGAACAGATCAAGGCTGAACTCAAGGCGGAAGTCAGAGCAGAGGTCGAGGCTGAGCTCAAGAAAGAAGATAAGAAGACTGAAGCTGTGGGTGAGACTGCGGCTCAGAAGAAAAGAGCAGAAGAGAAAGTCGAACTCTTCATTCCATACGTTGAGGGCAAAGGAAATGAAGTGAACATTACTCTGAATGGAGAAACCACTCAGATAATGAGAGGGCAGAAAGTAATGGTTCCAAGGAAGATCGCGGAGATCTGGGAACACTCTCAGCAGCAGGATACATATGCAGCAAGAATGAGAGAGGGCTATCAGCTCAACGAATAGACATAAGCGTAAGAGGGGCGGAGTTTTCCGCCTCTTTTTGTAAAGGAGATAAGATGAATTACAAACAGTTTTATTGTCAGATCCCGATAAAGGACAACAATGTCAAGATCGTGGATGGGATCATGCAGCATGATACAGCGAACATAATACATGCAAGGCTGATGGACGGGGCAGAGCCGTTTGATTTCACAGGATATACAGGTGTACTCATAGAGATATTGAAACCCGACGGGAATCATATCCAGGCTATGATAACAGATGATCCGGAAGTAAATGAGAGCAATAATCCATATAACATACAGGTGCTGGATCCTGCGTCGGGAAGGGTATCATTCACGCTCAAAGGGCAGGCAACTGTCCTTAAGGGGACACACTTTGCAGAAGTCATCGTATATGGCAATGGCAGGAGACTGACTTCTGCAAGGATAAATTATTATGTCGGAGATATCCTCGATGATGATAACTTCGATGTGTCATCTACGGGAGATTATTCTTCACTGAGAACGATCCTGAATGAATGTATGAAGATCGCGAATGAGGAGATAGACAGGAACGAGGCAGAGACAATTCGAAAAGAAAACGAGGAGATCCGTGCTAATACTTTTGCTGAGAATATGGCAGAGCTGAAGGCTTACCTGGAACATGCCATAGAGTACATCGATCAGACTCGTGGATATATGGAACAGGCATATGCCTATGCACAGCTTGCCCAGGAACCATCAGCAGAGATTATTTCCGGTATAATATCGACTCTCGGTCTTGCAAGTACAACATATGTTGATACTGCTGTCAGTGATGCTACACAGGACTTTGATGCAGGGAAATTTACTGATAGCGGACCAACTTCAAAATTTTTAAAGGTCAAGACAGGGATTGAAGAATTATTGCCTGCTCTGGCAAATGGAGAATTTGGATTCTGCACGGATACAGAACAGCTGTATATTGGCGCTCCATCAGGAAACATACCGATTGGAGGCGCATATGTGGCAAGCGCTACAGCTCCGCAGAGAACGGATGTATTATGGATAGACACTGCATCCGGCAACTCGCTCAAATGGTATAACGGATCTGCATGGAAAGCAACTGCGACGGCCACTTTCGCATAAGGAGGGAAACATGTCAACATTAAGATCAAGCACTAAATCTGACAGCGGAAACCCGTATGTGTATTATACAGTGACAGCGGAAGACTACGGCAGGAAAGAGGATTCGGTAAAAGTAAAAATCACAATAAAATCACATTTGCAGTATTCGGAGTCGTGGCTTGGTACAGGTGCAGGACTCAAAGGTCAGGTCTATATAGGTGGCTCATGGAGGAGCATAACGATCAAGAAAACATCATCCTCATGGAGTGGTACCGGCAGCCACTCCGCCAGTGATACATTTACTGTGGACGGCCTTACTGCTATGCAGACATCACTGACGGGAATAAAGTTCAGAGTTGTCCGCACTGATTCGGTCGGCAGTTCAGGAAAACTCAGCTCAAGAACTTGTAACAGCTTGTCCATACCAAAAGGAAATGCTGCTTACAGCTCGGCTAAACTGACGGCAACGGCAAGTACTCAGGCGGCTGCAAAAGCTACGTTGTCAGGTCTCACAAGTGCTGTCGGATACACAAGGGTAGTTTGCTGGTACAGAGGTTCTGCTCTTGTTGGGACCACAACTATATCAGGAAGCTCCAAAACGACTTCAATCAGCAGAAACTTCACAGGCCTTTATCCGAATACGACGTATACACTAAAAGCTGTGATACGTGAAAAATCATCCTCAGGCACAGTCATATCCACCAAGACGGTAAGTGTGACAACGGCACAGGAGACGGGGGAATTATCAGTTACAGCGGGGGCCACATATATAACCCTGAGTCTGTCCGGGATGTACGATTCACCGAATTATGAGAGGATACTGGATGTCTGGTATAAGAAGAACTCAGAGCCGGACAGTGAGTATAAGCTTTTCACCAGGAGAGGGAACAGTTCTGCATCAGAAACAATGACTATAACCGGTCTGATATCGAATGAGCTTTATGACATAAAAGCAGCTATAAAGAACGGAGATACGACCCTCAGGTTATTGACTGCTGCGATCAGGACATCAGAGGATTCAAACCTTGTACCGCGGGCATTCATAACTGACATAACACAGCAGCTGGGGTCCAGGGTGTGTGTTATCAGATGGATTACCGATAAAGATGTTGCCGGAACAGTATACACTATACAGGCAAACACGGGTTCCGAATGGAAAACGGTCGCTACAGTCACAAATATACTGTCGCCGATCGCGGTAACATCTCCGGAGGGAAACACTGATGTGACGTTCCGTATTTCCAGCAAGAACAACAATGTCGCCAGCGGTACAGAAAACCTGTCCAATGAGGTTTCACTGTATGTTCGTGATGATTTTGTGTGGGACTCGGATAAGGTCGCCGGTGCAGCTGTGGTTATAACAGCAAATGAGTGGAACAGGCTCAGAGATTATGCACTGGCGAAAGCTGCGGCAGTTGGCCTTTCGCTGAATGTACCAAAGGTAGCAGCAGAGGACGGGATCACTGCAAGAGCCTATAATTCGATGAAAGCTGCTATATCTGCTGTAAATCCCGTGGGTATAGCGGATAAATCCGAGGGTGATGTCATATATGCAGCAGATATAGATGCGCTGCGGATAGCTGTCAATAAGACATAGGGGAGATACAGGATGATGTGTTTTTTTATAATAGATGAAAAAGGAGGTGTGCCATGAGGTTATCGGAATGCATAGAGGCTGTCAATCGTGAGAAGCCTAATGGATTCGAGACTGAAGATCTGACGCGGTATGTGAATGAGATAGAGGCTGTTGTTTCTGAATATCTTGAAATACCCAAGGATGACAGGCCTGAATACGACTGGAAAGAAGACGGGCATAAAACGATGCTGGTTCCGGCGCCATATGATGTTTTGTATCTTTCGTTCCTAAAAGCGAAAATAGATTATGCGAATGAGGAGTACGAGTCATATTCGAACAACCAGGCACAGTTTGAAGAAGATCTCGATGAATGGAAGAAATATGTTGTACGGTGCGGAGGCGACCAGACAGGATCTCCGCAGATAAGGAACTGGTGGTAATTATATGGTACTTGCAACACTGGCCTATACTTTACAGGCCCAGCAGGAAAGAATCCTTGAGTTTCAGGGATTGAATAAGAAAAGTGTTATAGATGATGGTGAGATGAGAGATATGCTCAACTTGTCCTCTGATGAGTACCCGTGCCTGTATCAGAGAAAACCGAGAGCGGTGTATTCTGATCGCTACAAAAAGCCGACAGCGATGATCGTAAAGGATTCAAAGCTTGCGGTGATAAGTGATGGTGTGTTTTATTACGATGGTCAGGAATATGGCAATGAGGGGCAGTTTTCTGATCAGACACGCATGGTAGCTATCAATTCCAAGATATGCTTTTTCCCGGAGAAATGCTGGTTCAGTGTACGTGATACTGAAGACTGCTCTTTCGGAGAGTTCGGCAATATCGAAGAGAAACTGGATATGCAGACTTCATGCAGGATAGACTCGTCGAAGGTGACATTCCTTTCGACAGAGACTGTTGTTGCAAAGCCTGATCCGCGTACAATAGTCGGAATGGGAAAAAACATAAAAATATCCCGCTCAACAACTCTGAACAGATATGTTCTTACGTTTGGAAAGTCATATAATCTGAGCGATTACTTTGAAATAGGCAGAGCATTTGAGGCCAGCGGGATATTTTATATGACGATAACAACAACAGAGTCTGATGGCTCATTCAATTCGACTACAGAGAGTGACATAGCAACAACGTGGAAGCTTTCATCGGGCACTGTGGTGGACATTGGAGACAATGAGCTTACTGTGAACGGAACACTGAGTGCAGGGGATGGATACAGCAGCATTTCTTTATTCGGAAAGAATGTCCATTCTGTAAGTATGGATGATATCACAGGGGAACTCTCTGTTGAGGGTAATGTGGATATAAAACTTAAACCTGGAGATGCGGTCACACTTACTGTAGAAAAGAAACCTGAATGCAATACATCAGCTGTCATAGAGGAGGTCGGAGGGGATTATATAAAGTTCCCTGATGATACGTTCATAAATATCATAGCTGAAGGCACAAGTGCGGTAGCGGTTGAAAGTGGCCGGATAACAGTTGAAAGGCTTTGCCCGGATCTGGATCATGTCATAGAAGCAAATAACCGTTTGTGGGGTGTATCCAATGCGGATAATACGATATATGCCTGCAAGCTTGGTGATCCTACGAACTGGCAGTATTATCAGTCTACGGCGCTGGATTCATACGCAGCGACTCAGGGTACAGATGGGGAATGGACAGGATGTGCGATGTATTCATCACATCTGCTGTTCTTCAAAGAGGATTACATACACAGACTTTTCGGAAACAAGCCGGCCAATTATCAGACGGATACTATGGAATGCCATGCATTGGAAAAAGGAAGCAGCAAATCACTTGCGATAATCAATGATGTTGTCTTTTATAAATCACGTGTAGGGATCATGGCTTACTCCGGCGGCACTCCAACATTGATATCAGATAACTTTGGTACAGGAAAGTATGAGGATGCTATTGCAGGAACAGATCGTTTCAAGTACTTCATATCTTTACTGCATGACGGTAAACCTGAATTCCTGGTCTATGATACAAACCGGATGCTGTGGCATAAAGAGGATGATCTGCGTGTACGGTCATTTGCATATCATGATGGAAAGCTGCTTTACATAGCAGAGGATAACTATATATATGAGATAGACTCTGACAAGCCAGCGGCAAATAATGATATAAAGTGGATGGCACAATTCGGTCCGTTTGATGAGTTTATAGAGAATAAAAAGGTATATTCAAAATTCAAGCTGCGCGTGAAGCTCGAGGATCTTTCAGAGCTTGTTGTCATGATAAGCGTCGATGATGGCAAGTGGGAACTGGTGGAGCGCATAGGAACAGAGAAAGCACGATCTGTAACGATCCCTATAGTCCCGCGCAGGTGTAACAGGTTCGCTATAAGGCTGGATGGAAAAGGTTACTGCAAGGTGGAGTCTCTTGTGAGAGTATACCGGCAAGGGAGGCTGTAATGATAATAGAATATGATAAGGATCCTGCCGCGAGTCCAGAACAGAAGATAAAGACACTGGCTGAATCAGTACAAAGGGCTCTGAACAGTGTCGGAGATGGTGGCGGTGGACGGGAAAACATCCCGGAATATCTTTTCAATGCAAAACCGGGTAAGCCGGGCAAATCAGCATATGAAATAGCAAAGGAACATGGCTACACCGGCACTGAAGCTGAATGGCTGGAATCATTAAAAGGTACCGGCGGGGACAAGCACTATGTACATAAACAGGAAACATCGTCTGATACATGGGAAGTGACACACGGTCTTGGCAAGGAACCGGCAGTAACTGTAGTGGATTCTGCCGGTACAGAAGTTATAGGTGAAGTGGAATACGTAAACCTGAATAAATGTATTCTGAGATTTCAGGCTCCGTTTTCAGGTAAAGCAATATTCAATTAAGGGAGAAATGTAAATGAGTAAAAAAGTATTAGTCAGTTTAGACATGAACAAGAATGAGGTCCAGAATGTGGTTATGCAGAGTCTTGCGACTGCACCGACAAGTCCTAAGGAGGGGCAGTATTACTACAATTCTGCTGACGGCAAAGCGTATCAGTATGTGAGGACCAGTGAAGCAGGCATTACACCGGCAACATATGCATGGAAGCCTCTCGGTGGTGCTGAGATAACAGTTGATTCTACACTGTCTTCAACAAGCACGAACCCTGTTCAGAATAAAGCAGTAAGTACCGGACTTGTAAAAAGCTTTGATTCCACATCTACGGATTCTACATACACTATAAAAGGTAAAGCTGCTAATGGTTCTGAAGTAACTTCGGTAGAAATACCTGGGGCAACTAAATTAAAGGCTGGGCTTTTAACGGCGGCGGATAAACAAAATATAGATGGTATAAACAACAAGGCTAATAAAAGTGAAGCTATAGGTAATTTAGACATATCTGGTGGAACTACAATTAGTTGGACTGCCGTTGATGGTAGTAGTCCTGAGCCGGATAGTATAACTATTCCTAATGCTACTACAACGACAGCAGGGGCAATGTCGGCTGCCGATAAAACAAAACTTGACGGTATTGCTTCAGGTGCCAACAAGACTGTTGTAGATGCATCTGTCACACAAAATGGTAACAATCCCGTTACAGGTAAGGCTATATATGATTATGTTGGTGACGCAATAGCTGCATTGCCAAAAGAACAGTTCCTCGACCTTACAAAGACAACATTTGTTCAGAGTTTTGCATGGAGCAGTACATCATATCCGGGCAGTACGAATCCGAGTCTTGAAGGTAAGCCAGTGCTTGTGCTTGCTCTGAAGAACAGCAGCGATAACGCAGTCGTATACAGCTTCCTGAACATGTATGAGCTTGTTGATACATACACGGCTGATAGTCCGATAAAGGTTACAGGTAGAAAAATAACACACATGGCCAGTACTGTTGAACCGGGTGATAAAGCCATAGACAATGAAGTGTATCCTTCGTTTGGTGGTAGTTTTGCAGTACCGGGATTCACTGTTGATTCAAAAGGACATTTATCAAATGTTGCATTGAATATGATAACTATACCTGATACAATGGCGCAAGCTTCAGCTAATGGTGGACTTATGAGCCATGATCAATCTGAAAAGCTTAATGCTATGCCGACTATACGTCAAGACTGGTTTACACTATCTGCTGGTAGTACTACTGCAAAAAAAACTTTGACTCCAACTCCATCAAAAATAATTTCTGTACAAGCAACAATGGTATCGACAAGTAATGCTCAAATTCATCACACACCCGTGGTAGTAGACTGGGAATATATTGAAGATGCCGGCGATTTAACAGTGTCTATAGCCTCGGCATATTCAAATGATATAGAGATAGTTGTCTTATATTCAAAATAAGACAGATATGAGGTAAATATGAAATATTTAGGTTCGGTAACAGATAACAAAGACATAGCAACAAAAGAGTACGTTGATAATAAAATAGCACAGTCCGGAGGCGGTGGTGGTCTTACACAGGCACAGATAATCGATCTAATCTATCCTGTCGGTTCACCATACATATCCTTCAACAGTACAGACCCAAGCACCCTGTTCGGCGGTACCTGGGAACAGATAAAAGATAGATTCCTGCTTGCAGCAGGTGATACATATGCAGCAGGAGCAGAGGGCGGTTCGGCTGATGCGGTAAACGTGAGTCATACGCACACGCAAGCGTCACATGACCACTCCCCGAGCGGAGGAAGTGGTTACGGATTTGCTATATATAAAGCCAGCGGTGGAGTCGGCAGGGTAAAAGTAAGTACGAGCAGCGGCACACGCTATACTTTCGCAGGTAAATCTGGCGCAGCAGATGCTGATAGCTCAGGGCTTTTGTGGTACAAAAAGACGAGTGATGCGACACCGGCAATAAACAGCACAGGCGAAGACGGCACAGGCAAAAACATGCCGCCGTATCTTACAGTATATGTGTGGAAGAGGACAGCATAATGAATATAGAAGAAATGAACGTAAGCGAGCTTATCGCATATAAAGAAGTCTGCATCTGCTACGGAGATATAGAAGCTGTAGCAGAGTGTATAAAAATGATCAAAGAAAGCGAGGAACAACATGAAAACAAACGGTAAAGCAAAAGCAATAATCAGACTGATCGTGATGATCGTATTAGCGGTGAATGCGGCATTAACAGTGGCAGGAAAGAACCCGATCCCGTTCGATGAGACAACTTTCACCGAGGTCGCAACTCAGGTAGCGGCAGGACTGTCAATCATCTGGTCGTGGTGGAAGAACAACAACGTGACAGACGCAGCATGTGAGACGCAGGGACTGCTTGATATCAGCAAAGGCAAAACCATGAGCAATCTTGAAGAAGAGGATTTAGTATATGATGATGAAGAGGAGGAAGTGTAATGACTTTTAGAGAAATATTCAAAGCTATGAAACAGGGAGCAAAGGTAAAGCTCCCATCATGGGGTGGCTACTGGTACTGGGACCCAGATAAAGAGACTATCATGATACAGTGTAGGCCACAGGATGGCGATCGGGGAGAGTTACTTGATATCAGGGAAACTCAGCGTGTAGAGTACACGACTATGAACCTGCTGTCTGATGATTGGATCATAGCAGATGAAACAAACTGCCCGGTACTTGGCGGTGAAGCAACATTCGGCTTTGGCGACGCTATCAGATATCTTAAACGTGGCCTTAAAGTTGCACGCAAAGGCTGGAATGGAAAGAAGCAGTACATACAGCTTGCATCCGGAATATCATATGTGGCTGCGGATGGACAGCTCGTAAACTGTGGGCATGACGCTATTGGAAATCAGGCAATTGCATTTATCGTAACATCAGGTGTTCAGATGGGATGGCTTGCATCGCAGGCGGACATGCTTGCAGAGGACTGGGTATTTGCAGACGGAGGTGAAAACTAATGAGCAAGACATTCAGACAGTATGATTCGAGATGGGGCAGGTTATCATATCCACCGAATACACGTTCAACGATGGCTTCAGCCGGATGCGGTCCGACAGCCTGTGCATCCATCATAGTGAATAATCCCAAATATAAAAACATCACTCCGAGGACAACGAGAAAGTTCATGCTTAACGGTGGATATGTTCCCGGTGGTGTCGGTACCATGTGGTCAGGCATAGACGCATGTATGAAACACTTCGGATTCGAAGTAAAGAGACACAACGACATGGATTCTTTCTTTAAGGAGATGAACAAGGGCAGCAGACGTGCGGTCATCCTGTTCGGTGCCGGATCAAGAGGCGGTATCACATGGACGAGCGGCGGTCATTACGTACCTGCAACAGATTATAAGAAAAAGAACGGCAAGCACTACCTGTATACCCGTGATCCGGGCGGCAGGAACAATGACGGCTGGCATTGCTATGAGACTCAGATGAAAGGTCTGATCAAATGCATATGGACATGCAGACTTAAGAAAGGATATTCCGGCACGTTCCCGACCATGCCGAAACGAGGTTACTTCCGCAAAGGTGATACCGGTACACAGGTCAAATACCTCCAGAAGCTGCTGAACTGGGCTGTAGGCACAAGCCTTAAGATAGACGGTGAGTATCAGGAAAAGACATTTGCAGCAGTAGAAAAGCTTGAGAAGATGTTCGGTTTCAAAGTGAACGGCAACTTCGGCAAGGACTGCCTGAAGAAGTGCAGGAAGCTCAAGAAGTAGGAGGTATTATGGACTGGTCACAGATAATCATTACAGCAATAGGATCCAGCGGTCTTACTTCAGGAGCAGTAGCGATCGTCATGAAACTGATAGACAGGAAATCTATAGCAAGGCGGACTCTTGCCATGCTTACCTACAGCACACTGTCTGATAAGATCGAACGACTTCTGAATCAGGATCATGCGACACCTGAACAGCGAAAAGAGATCGAAGAGCTGTACAGACTCTACAAGGAGCACGGCTGGAACGGAGACATGGAAGCACGCATGAGTAAAGTCCATGCGTTGCCTACCAAAGATCTGAATAAATAAAATCATCCCCCTGATCACTACGGTGTGACGGGGGATTGTATTGTTCATATCCGGCTCGATTTTCCGTAAATTTTTCCGTAAAAATAGTGAAATACCGTAAAACGCAGTGAAATGTCATGAAACGTAAAATGTTGAAATTTCAACGTTTTGAAACGATTTGCGACTTGCTGAAATAGTATACAATCAGTTTCGAATCCTGTCATCCCGACCAGTAGAAACGGCTAAATTTCAACGTTTTAGCCGTTTTTAATTTGCTCATTCCGTAAATTTTCCGTAAAAACGTTCAGACCGTCGGCGATCTGTTTGTCTGACTCTTCGAATATATGAGTGTAAATATTGAGCGTTGTCGACAGCTGGCTATGTCCAAGTCTTCTGCTTATGATAAGCTTATCGGTGTTCAGGTATGCAAGCAGGGATGTATGGGTATGTCTCAGGCCATGCATACTTATATATGGCAGGCCGTTTCTTTTCACGAACTTTTTCAACCATCTTGCTGTAGCGTTGGGGTGCATATGGTTTCCCATGCTGTTTTTAAAAATTGCAGGTGAGTTTTCCCATTTGTTGCCTAACATCAATTGTTCTTTCAGCTGCTGAACTTTCAGAGCTTTGAGCAAGGCAGTCACGTTATCAGGAAGTGTTATTTCCCTTATCGACTTTTGGGTCTTCGGAACATCCTCATAGATGCCGCCCTTTTTTATATAGCGCGTTCTGTGTATAGATATGGTCTGTTCCTCTTCGTTAAAATCATCCCAGTTCAGGCCCATGATCTCACCGTTGCGCAGTCCGCCAAACAATGCGACATATATCACAGTCTTGTACTTCAGATCATGTTCCGGAATATCCTCAAGTGCTTGAAGAAATAGGGCGACCTCATCCTTGTTGTAATACCTTGCTTCGCTTTTCTGGCTTCGGGGAAGCCGGATGTCGTGGCAAGGGGAGTTGTCGATAAGCTCCATCTGTACGGCAAATTTCATCATGCCGGACAGTGTAGAATAATAATTACGTATCGTCTTAGGTGAAAGCGCTTTGTTGTTTTCTTCTGGTTTCGGTTCAGACATTGAGTTGACCCATCTCTGGATATCAAGTCGTGTAAGTTTGTTCACTTTCTTTTTCCCGAGCACCTTTTTTATATGATGATCGAGCGCTGGCATTACAGCCTTCACATTTGATAGCTTGAGATATTTTTTTACGTACTCTTCGAGATATATATCAGAAAGCTGTGCTATAGTCATATTACTTTCTCTGTGGATCTTGCCGTCTTCGCATTCTATGTAAAATCGCGCAAGAGCTTTATCAGCTTCTTTTTCAGAACCGTGAAATGTCCTGTTATATCTTACCGGTTTGCCGGACATATCCGTGCCCAGTGTAACCTCAAAGTACCACGCATCTCCTTTACCTTTTCTCTTTGTACCTGGCATTATATCATCTCCTTTGTGGTCTACGGGTAAAATACCCGAATTGCAATTCCGAGCCGGATATGATACAATCTGTTTGCGAAACCGAGTTGTATCACCATATCCAACTCAGAACATTACCTCCTGCTGCAACAGGGGGTTTTGTTTATTAATTTAAAAAGCTGTTGAATATTTTTGGCTGTATATGTATAATTATATTAACAAAGATAACTTGTGAAGGAATAACACTGGGTCCCAAAATGGGGTAGGCACTTTATATGCCGAGCAGTCCTATGTGCCTGGGGTTATCTTTTTTTCTTTGCTTTTTTTCAAACTTTCCACAAAGCTATCAGGGCTTTTTACGATTTCATCAATGATAAAATCGATGAATTGCTGAGAGTATGTGAATTGCTCCTGGCGACCAATAATGTGTTTGTAAGCATACTTTGTATCTTGTTTTATATTATAAAACTCTATTATCAAATTAAGCACGTATGTATTAAAGCCAGCCTCATAACCAAGCTTGATGTTTTTCTTTTTTAACCTTTCCTGAACTGTAATAACAACGCTACGATATGAATACTTATGTGTGTCGGATGGATCTTTAAGTTCTTTTAATGGAGTAACTTTTGCGTCAGCTCTTGAATCTATACCGACTATAAAATCAGCCTCAGATTTTTTCTTTGTAATATAAAGATTTTGTTTTATTTCAACAGAGAATTTTTCTGAATCATAAGCACTGCTTAATGTATCGATTTCATTAGCCTCCTTTATAAATTTTTCTGCAATTTCTGGTGGATACTTTAATCGTATCTGTTCATTTGATAAAGGTTCATATCTTGCAGATATTGTCAGGAAGTTTTGGGCAATGTATTTTGTAATATCCTCCTTATGAAATTTTTGAAGTTCATTAACATAATTCAAAACACAGGCCTGGAATAGTGGTGCATATTTGATTTCGTAATCTTCTGTTATATAATGAGTACTGATGTTACGAAGTTCGATGATCTTCTCCAGGTTTAATCGGATACGAGTGTTCTTGTCAGTGTATATTTTCCTTATGACATTTTCGACGCTTAATGTTCGATCTGGTTTGTCCTTATAATAAATACTGTCGCCTCGATTTATAAGTTCTGCCTTAAGCATCAGCTCCCATGCATTGATTATAAAAAAGGAAAAGCCTTCAATCCTATATCGTATAGTAGGCTTGTTGTAAATTTCGAGTCCCATAATAAATGCTTCAATACTTTTATCCACTAAACGCTTTGATATGTTCTCCATAATATAATTCATATCCCTTCCAACTAAAATCACGAGCATTTTACCTAACGTGCCATAATGATCAATAGCATACACTGCAAGCTGAGTACCCTGAATTCTCTGCATCGGCGGCACTGTCAAAGTATGAGAGGTTATTTTTACCGCTTATGTATCGGCAGTAGCTTTTGTGATATTTGTCGCCGTAGCGGGTGACCCAGACGACACCGTCCGGAGCTGTGTCTGTGGTCATGTAAGATGTGTTTGTATCTGAAGTTGTTTCGGATGTGCTGTCGGAGGGTTGCTCATTGGCTTCCATAGCGCTGTCATAGCCAGCGTTCTTTCCTAAGCGGTATCCTTTATCATAACCTTTGTTGTAACCCTTGGTGTAGCCATCGTCATAGCGTTCCTGGGTCATGCTGTAGCCCTGATCGTAAGCATAGTTATATAACTGATATCCTCCGACAGCCGATCCCAGCAGCAGAGCTACTATAACTGCGATACATATTTTTGTAGAACGTGCTAATTTGTTATCCATAGTGTTTTTCTCCATTCTGATCTGCATTGCTTTTAATCGTTAGTAAGAATAAGAATACGATTCAAGCATGGTTATTGTATAATCCATATCTTCTATTTTACTTTCGAGATCATCTATTCTGCTCTCGAGTTCTTCGATTTTTGTTTCAAGTTCAGAAATTTCATCATCATAGGTTGTACTCTCATTTGGTGAGCAACTACAAAATATTATCATAAACAAAAATATAATCATTACAATGATACGCTTCAACAGTTTTTCCTCCATTTCAATACACACATTACATCTTGCGTCTGAGTTCAACAACGACTCCTGCGATTTTAATTGTATTGCATTCGTCATTATAGTCGAACATCAGGGGTTCATATACGGAATTAAAAGGCTGTAAGATTATGTGATCCCGCTTTTTTATGACTTTCTTGAGTGTTGCATCATATCCGTTGACGTATACAACGCAGTCATCACCGCTTTCACAGTTGTCTGTTTTTCTAAGAATGATCGTATCTCCCTCTATATATCTGGGATACATGCTGTCACCTTTTACTTTGAGACCAAAATATTCCTTGCCGCCTTTTAGCCATTCGAGCGGTATGTCCTCCCAGTCAGCGATATCCTCAATAGCTTCGAGAGGAATTCCGGCAGGTACAGAACCAAGAACCGGGATCCTGATGGATGTTGTTTCTGCGGAAGTGTTGTCATTAGTATCATCTATGATATCGGCTTTGCTTATATTAAAATGGTCTGCGATTTTTTGAATTGCGCCCATCCTGGGCTCAGCGGTACCTCTTTCCCATGTGGAAACTGCACCGCCTGAGACACCGGCGATTTCGCCCAGTTCATCTTGGGTCAGATCATATCTATCACGTATTCTCTTTATGCTTTCAGCAATACTCATTAAGGTTTCCTCCTTATATCCTGGTACTAATAATTATATAGTTTAATTAGAAAAAAATCAATAAAATTTCGAATTATAACGAAAATAATTCGAGAAAATTGTTGACAATCGAATTAAATTCGAGTAAACTACAGATAAGATAAAAAAAGGAGGTGAAGAAAAATGGCAATGACTATGAAGATGGCAAGAGTTGGAGCAAACTTAACACAGCAGCAGATTGCAGATAAAATGGGGATTCACGTGCAGACGTACTTAAAGATGGAAAAAGATTCAGAAAGCGTGACTATCAGAGAAGCAAAGTTATTTTCAAAGATAGTGGGTGTTGCGTGGTCTGAAATTTTTTTTGGAAATGACTCGAATTAAATTCGGAAAAATCAATTTCATGTTATTGTATTCACATGAAATTGCGAACCTGCCCTTGACAGGTTCGCACTAAAGATCCCTATAAGAAAGGATGTGAACGAAGTGAGCTACATAAAAGAAGCCAATTCACCGGTGGCCGAGAATATAAAACTGAGGATCGAGGCCAACGGTCTGAAGAAGAAAACCGTTGCTGCGAAAGCGGGGCTGACGCAAAACGAGCTGACCGATATCTTCGGCGGCAGGCGGATCGTCAAGGCACGTGAGATACTGGCACTTGCTAAAGCAATGGAAGCACCGGTCGGTGCACTTTTCGAACCAGCACAGCACAACGGATAATTCCACTGAAAATCTAATACCGTGCCCTGTCTCAGGCAGCCAACTCTTTTTACCTGGCAAACTAAAATCCTCCATGATGTTTTCAAATCATACAGGCTGCCTGGCAGAGGGTACGGGGAAAGGAGCGGTAAATGAATATGACAACGGACGAGATATGTGAATATCTCAGGATTTCCAGATCGACGCTATGGCGGCTGAGAAAACGAGGACTGCCGTGTTTCAAACTGGGTACCAGAGTTTTGTTCAATAAGGAGGATGTAGATGAATGGATCAAAAGTGATTGCAAAAGCTGATTGCTGGGATGGTCTTTGCAGCTTCAAAAATCCGGTATGCTGCCTGCATTGCAAGGACTGGAAGACATGCCCTGAACGCTGTACTGATAATGACTGTGAGATATGGAAGGATGCAGAGGCTATGATAGAGCGCCTGGAAAGGAGAGAACATGAGGACGATGAGTGGTAGAAAGTTACTGGCAGAGAAAAGAAGTCTGCTAAGGGAGGGACTGAAACACAGGAAAAACCTTGTGCATTCGGAGTTCAGGTGTCCGATATGCGGCGGTATAGCTACTGTCGCCACGGAGAATTTCGGGACGAGGGTCGAGTGCCATGCCTGTGCTGCATGGGAGGAAGTGCGATGAATGCTTTGCTTGTCATGCTCGAACAGGCCAGCAGGGACAAGCCTGTGACACGAGAGAGGATAAGAGGTATGTTCAGAGTGTCGGACAGGGCGGCAAGAGAAATGATAGAACGTCTCAGGGACAGCGGATACCCTGTTATAGGTACATCAGGTGCCAGGGGATACTGGATCGCAAAGAATGAAGAAGAGTTGCTGATGTTCCTGAGAAACTATACAGCAAAGGCAAAGACGATACAGGATAGGGCAGATAAGATATGTCAGACGTTCTATCAGGAAAGGATGGATGTATGAAGATCTATACGGCCAAGGAAGTATCAGCGCTTCTGAAGGAGCGACCGGCGGTCACACTGGACAGGCTCAGTCGCGGAGAGATACCGGCATATCGTGAGGGAAGATACTGGCGGATACCTGAGACATTACTTTCAGCGTATATAGAGAAAAAGGCTTTGAGTGAGACGAACGCAAGGAGAGAAGTTTATGAAAAAAGTAAGATGGAACAAGCATAAGTTCAAGGAAAATGTACTGGTCCCGGCAGGGCTCGTACTGTTATTCGTGGCAATGAGTGTCAGATGGTTTTAGGAGGTAAGAGAAAATGATAAAAGTTGAACTTGATGGAATGTACAGTGATGATTTTCAGTTTGAGACGGTAGAGGAATTCACAGAAGCAGCAGTGTTCTTTGTGAAGCATAAGAAGAGCTTTTCAGTGAAATTCGAAGAGGAGGACAAGGAAAATGAGAATGGAGATAAGTGACAGAGCACTGGATGCATATTACGCAAGGGATTATTACGGACCGGGTACAGACTACTTTGACCCGCCGGACTGGGAGACAGAAGATGATCTTGGTGATATATGGGATGAGGATTATGACGATGAATAGAAAAAGTGCCTGCATATGGAGTTGGAGCTCCGCAGGCACAACATCAATCGCATTTTGATTATAACAGCAACAGGAGGATATGTAAATGCTGAAAAGCTATAAAGAACTGAGAGAGATAGATGTACTGCCGTTCTGTGAGGAGCGGGAAACCAAGGATGAAAGAGGGAGGAAAGTCAAGGTGCCGTATCTGAACTGGGCGAAGTGCAAGGATCTTCTTCATGAGAACGGCGCAGAGGTGGTCTATTATGAGCCGCTGGTGAATGAGAACGGATCCACACTTTTCATGACGAAGGACGCTTTCGTGGATTCTAAAGGAAACAGAAACAGGTGCTTTGAGGTCAGGGTGAGGATAGTGATAGATGATCTGGAATTCATACAGAACTATCCGCTGCTGAATGGAGTGTATGTCGTGAGAGAGGACACAGTGAACCAGCTGAGACTTTCCAATGCACAGGCAAGAGCGTTCGTCAAGGGTGTTGCGATAAGAACAGGATTAGGGTTCGGCCTGTGGCTCAAAGAAGATGAGACGACAAAACAGGGCGCAACAGAAGACGATCTGTTCTCACATGATCTGATGAAGTGCAAGAAGAGGCTGTCAGAGCTCATAACGGCCAAGATGCAGAGTGGAGTGACTATGGACCAGATGGCAGAACATCTGAAAATGGAGATGGTGGAGTTCCAGGCTATATTCATCCAGTACGACAAGCTTCAGCGGATAGAGAATGCGATAAGGAGTATGTGATGATATCGAGTAAAAGCAGGGCTCTGTATATAGGTGCATCAGATACAAGCTTTGTGGTCGGTAACTGGAAGACTGATACTTTCAGGAAATGGTGGCAGGAAAAGCTGGGCATAGACTATACACCTAAGTGGAGTAACCGGTATACGATGGCGGGTACATATTACGAACATGCGATACTGGATACTATCGAGGGTGTGATAAAGGATGCGCAGATCCTGCTGCCAGAGCTCCGGCTCCGGGTGAATTATGACGGTATCGTTGAGGGCGATATAATTCAGATACATGAAGTAAAGACCTATAAGGCTGAAAAAGCATTCAAGGTATCCAAGGCATACTGGCGGCAGGCTCAGGTGGAAATGTATGCAGCTATGCAAAGATATCAGAAGCCTGTGAGTCTGACCATAGATGCATACCCGATGACAGAGGAACATTACAGGGACTATTTCCTGCCGGTGGACAGGGATCTGATAGAAAGCTTCCCGGTAGGATATGATCCGGCTTTCATAGACGAGGAGTATCTGCCGAAACAGGCCTACCTGAAACAGTGCATAGATAAGGGAGCATTCCCTGAGGAGGACGATTATGAAAAGTATATTGCAGGACAGGAAAGAATGCTTCCTTACGGGAGCGACAACGGGTCTGCATAAGCATCACATATTCAATGCATATAACCGTGGCAATTCGGAAAAGTACGGCTTGTGGATATGGCTCAGGTGGGACAGGCATATAGCAGACAGCCCGCACAGGACACCACATAATGATGCAGAGCTTGACAGGTGTCTGAAAAGGCTTGGTCAGAAAGCATTCGAGGAGAGTCACAGCAGAGAAGAATTCATGGAGATATTCGGGAGGAACTACTTGTGATAGCAGATAAAATGGATGCCCGCCCATGCTGGGGCGATGGAGCCGAGATAACACTCCATATCAAGGATATAAGCGATGTAATGTCATTGATGGACAAATGGGTTGATGGCAAGGAATATGTCGTTAAAATCGAACAGAAACGGGCACACAGGAGCCTTGATGCCAACGCATACTGCTGGGTGTTATGCAAAAAGCTTGCTAATGTACTGGGAGCATATACCGATAAGGATATATACATGGAATGCATCAGAAAGTATGGAGTGAGTGATATCCGGCCGGTGAGGAAAGACATAGCTGACGATCTGTGCCGCATGTGGGACGATCAGGGGATCGGCAACCAGCACAGTGTACTGGGAGATTCCAGGATAGACGGATATGTGAATATAAAGTTCCACTGGGGAAGCAGCCAATATAACACACTGGCGATGTCAAGGCTGATAGAAGGTATCATAGCAGACTGTCATGATCAGGGCATAGAAACGATGACATCGGATGAGATCGAACGGCTGAAGCAGGCCTGGGGAGGCGGCTGATATGCACGGTTACATAAAGTTACATCGCAAGATGATGGGCTGGGAATGGTACAAGAACAGTAACACAAAAAGCCTGTTCCTGCACATTCTGTTGACTGCAACACATAAGCCTGTGAAATATGGCGACATAGATTTGCAGCCGGGTCAGTTAGTTACTTCGATAAGGCAACTTGCAGCCGATACCGGTTTATCAGTACAGAACGTAAGAACAGCTTTGAAGAACTTACAGCTAACACACGAAGTAACACAGCAGGTAACACACAGTCTAACACAGCAACAAACCTTGATAACCGTTGAAAACTGGAGGTTTTACCAGTGTGAATTTT